TGTAATTAAACATTATGAACGGAGCGTTGACTCATTTTGTCGTGATGACATTAATCAAAATCAGTTCGACTCATTGGTTTCGCTATGTTATAACGTGGGCGCTGGCGCTTTAAAGAAAAGCACCTTATTAAAGAAAGTCAATGCTAATCCAAATGATTCTTTAATCAAGTTGGAATTTTTAAAATGGAATAAAAGTGGAGGTAAAATCTTAAATGGACTTACCTTGAGAAGACAAGCAGAATCTGAATTATACTTTTCGTGAAACAACTCTTAATCGGTTTGCTAATTGCAAACTTTTTTATTTCGTGCCGACCAGAAAAATCGATAATAATCGAAAAAGAAAAGATTCGCATCGACACAATCCGTGACTACAAAGTAATTACACGTTTCAATGCGGTACACGATACGCTAACTATTGAGAATCCTTGCGATTCTACGGGCATCCTTAACACTTTCTATTCAAAGATAACCGTTCCACAAGGTCGCATAATTATCAGGTCTTACAAGGGCAATATTCAAGCCACAATTAATATAGATTCAATCGAAAATGTCTATCGAAATTTGTATGCTTCGAGTTTGTCAACCGATAAATTAATATCTAATAAAGAAAAAGTAACGAATATCATTCCAACTTGGTGTATCTTAACCATTATTTTTCAAGGACTTATAATCTTTGGGTACTTATATTTAAGAATTTTCTATGTATAAAATCGATATCGAGCCAGTGGAAAAACCAAAATCAAGAGCAAGTGATTTGTTATTTACAATGATGGATGTTATGGAAAACATTGAACACATTGATGATGCTGCTTACGTATTAAGAATGAAAGTGCTAAACAATATCGAATTTTTGGTCGATGTTTTAATGGAAGAATATGAACAAGGCAGATAAAATAGTTAAGATTAGGGAGCATTTCTACTCCACTAATATGACTAATAAAGATTTTTATAACACATTTCACGAAATGTATGGGTATAAATCTTGGAATAGTCTTCGTAAATTGATGAATGCTAACGGTATATTAACAAGCACAAGGTCAAGCCAAGCAATTAATCAAGAGATTCCTCCAGTAGTCGTCAATTACAACCTTGATACCTTAGACAATTTTGGAATAGAAGATAGCATTGGCAAGGAATATGTTTCAGCTAAACTGCCTCCGCATTTAAAAAAGATTGGAATTTTATCTGACATTCATTTCCCTTATCACGACTTGACTGCTTTGACTTGTGCAATTAAGCATTTAAAGGAGCAAGAGATTGATTGCTTATATCTTAATGGAGATATCCAAGATTTCTATTCTATTTCGAGGCACGAAAAGGAAAAGGATATGCGAGACTTTAAAAGAGAGGTCGACATGAATAGGGATTTCTTGCAAAGGCTTAGGGATATATTTAGAACGATTCCGATTTATTATAAACTTGGTAACCACGAAAATAGATTCGCCAGGTCATTACAATTGCAAGCTGAGGAGTTTGCGCAGTTACATGATTTACAATTCGATGTATTTTTTAGGTTAGATAAGTTAGGAATTACAATGGTCGAGGATTGGCAAGGAATGGAAATGGGCGATTTGTTAGTGATTCACGGACACGAAGGTTTTGGCACGGGTGGAATAAATCCAAGTCAATCATTATTTAATAAGATGTTTTGTAATACTTTAATGGGTCACGTTCATAGAAAAACTATTACAACTAAAAAAAATGGATTTGGTCAATATATAAACACGTATTCAACTGGTTGTTTAACGTCTTTAAATCCTAAGTATATGCCATATAATCAACATACACACGGCTTTGCAATAGTTGAAATAGATAATGGTAAATCAAAAGTTAATAATATTCAGATAATTAACGGAAAAATTTTGTAGGTTTGCATTTCATAGTTAAATTTTTTGTTAAATAGGTTTAAGTAAATAGAATCCCCATTGGTCATATCGGTGGGGATTTTTGTTTTATACGACCGTTAAATAAATAATTATAATAATTTTATAAAAAGTTTTTTTATTTAAAATAATAGGTATATATTTGTCTCAACAAAAACAAATAATAAACTTAAACCAATCAAAAAATGAGAAATTCAACAATCAATACAAATCACGGTTCACCTTACGATAGAGGAAGTGCAGATTCATATTACGGAAGAAGCAGATACCCACACAAATGGCCTGAAGGAACTGGTCACGGGGAAATGGTTATATTAACCGACCCAAAAGAAATAGAAGAATATTTATTAGGTTACGAAGAAAATCAAGATTTTAAAGAGTGGTAAAAAATAAAACCCGAGCCGAAGCGGATTCTTCGGCAATCTTAAACCAACAATCAAATGAAAAAGTCAATCAATTACATTAAAGATTTCTACCAAACTGACAGAGAAGGGTTACTTGGTAGCATTGCAATCGCAATATTTGGATATCTTTTATTTTGGCACATCTTACCAATAATCTCAGGACTATGAAAAAGTATAAAGCAAAATTCAAAGATGAAGCTGGGTTCTATTCTTGCACCTGGTATTTCGAAGAACTTGAAGACTTTTGGGCAGCAGTTTGCAGAGAGGAACGAGTTTACAAATCAAAATTTCAACAATTAATCTTAGACTAAAATGGAAAACAAATTAGCAGAAATTCAAGCAAAAGTAAAAGCACCTAAAGGGCAATTCAATTCATTCGGTAAATACAACTACCGAAGTGCTGAAGATATCCTTGAAGCAGTCAAGCAAGTAGTTAATCCGATGGGTTATTCTATTACGATTTCCGACACGATAATAAACGTGGGAGATAGATATTACATTAAGGCAACTGCGACTCTCTCAAACGGAAAAGAAACGTATTCAACGGATGGATATGCAAGAGAAGAAGAAAGTAAAAAAGGAATGGATGGAAGCCAGGTCACTGGGGCGGCATCAAGTTATGCTCGAAAATATTCATTATCAGGACTTTTTGGTCTCGATGATACGAAGGACTCGGATGCTACAAATACTCACGGCAAAGAGGAATTAAATAATGCTCGTATTATTATGCCATTATCGGGATGGAAAAATTTAATTGATTCTTGTAATACAATTGAAGAATTAAATAAATTATATGCAGATAAATCAGAGGTTATAAATAATGACCAACATATTATTAGTCTATTTTCAACTAAAAAATTAAGTTTCACAATTAAACAACCAACAAAATGAGCAAGTTAGTAAGCATTTCAATTAACGTAGATTTGTTAGACAAGTCTAAATTTTACAAGGGTAAGAAAGGTACTTACCTTAACATCAGCGGATTTCTTAAAGAGGATGCTGACAATTACGGGAACTTCGGTTTTATCACGCAAGATGGAGTTAAGACTCCCGAAAGTAATGCACCAATCTTGGGCAACTTTAAGATTAAAGGAACGGAAGGATTTACTGCTCAAGCTTCAAAGCCAATGCCATCGTTTGATTCTCCAAGTGCTACATTAATCGAGAACGATTTACCTTTTTAATTATGGAAGAGATACAATTTAATCCACAACAATTCGAGATAGGTTTATTCGGTCATAACCCTATTCAAGATATGAGCAAGGCTCAGATTAATCACTTGGTTCATTTGATTAATGAGGGAGTCAAAGAAGGGGGCAAGGACATAAAGTCTTTGCTTGCCATCGCATCAAAATACCAGTTGCTATTTGCTGAACTGGAGAAGACTTTAAAAGAACAAGCAGTCGATGAATTGCTTAAATATGATAAAGGTAGATTCGAGGTCCACAATGTTGAGATGCAAGTGGCTGAGGTTGGAACGAAATACGACTTTAGTGCAACCAAGCAATGGGTTGATTTACAAGACCAAATCGATGAGCTTAAAGAAAAGCAAAAAGAGGTCGAGAAGTTTTGTAAAGGAATTAAGAATAAGACCATTACGGTGGATGAAGAAACGGGAGAATCCTTTGAGTTTTATCCTCCAGCAAAATCAAGTACAACATCAATTAAAAAAACAATACTATGATGATTAAGATAAAGAAAAATATAATACATCAGGCGGTTGCCGATAGTTTAAACAAGAAAGGTATTTTACCTTTTTCAGCAAGAGAATGGAACGTTCAGAATGTTCAGCAAGTAGTTTACTTGGGGATCATTGCCACTTGGATATTTTATTTAATTGTAGATTTATTAAGATGAAAGCACTTACGTTCAACCAATGGCAAGACCATTTGACAAAAGAGTTAAAAAAGGATTACAAAAAATTATATCAAACCTCAAAATTTAAACCAAATGAAAACAAGTTTCAAAAAGTATCACGAAGAGAATCCTCAAATTTATATCGAGTTTAAGCGCCTGGCTTACCAAATGATTAATCGAGGCTACGTCAGATTAGGAGCAAAGCAAATCTTTGAAGTTATTAGATGGCATACAATGGTCGAAGGTAATGATGGCTACAAGGTGAACAATAATTATACTTCTGACTATGCCAGGTTATTTGAAAACGACCATCCAATTTATGCTGGATATTTTCTTAAAAGACTTTGTAAATCGGTTTAGTTTTTTTATATTTGTAAGCGGATACGTTCTCACATTATAGTATCAAAGGTCTTAAAATGCCATCATTTAATGAAATCGAAGTGAGAACCGATGGATTTATTTGGTGGCTTTTTTAATTTAAAAAAATGGGAAAATTAATTATTAAAAATAGGTATGGAACAATACCTAATGATTTACTGAATAGCATTCATATTTCTTTTAAGGCAAAAGGGATGTATGCTTATATTCAATCAAAGCCTGACAACTGGGAGTTCTCTGCTGAACGTATTTCTAAACAAGTAAAGGAAGGTTTGCCAAGTGTAATTTCTGCTTTAAAAGAATTAGAAAATTTTGGATATTTAGCAAGAAATAGATACCAAAATAATAAAGGTTTTTGGGTTGTTGATTACCTTCTATATGAAATTCCTATTGAGGAAAACCTAATAACAGGAAAACCTAATGAGGAAAATCCTAATATAGGAAAACAATCAAATATTAGTAATAATGATTATAGTAAAAAAGAAGATAATATATATACTAATAATAAAGAAAGAGTAGTAAAAGCAAGTTTTTCTGAAATGGTTTCTCCACACCTTCACGAATTAAAAGATGAATACTCAAACTTTTTTTATTATTGGACTGAAAAAAATATTCAAGGTAAAGAACGATGGGAATGCCAAAAGTTTTTTGAAATTAGTCGCAGAGTAAAAACTTGGATGCAAAACAAAAATAAATTTAGCAATAATGGAAATACAACTGAGAAACTCGGAACAAGTGCCGCAAGAATGGAAGCCTTACGGAAGTGGTAATGCAATAGCAATACAAAAAGCACAAAGTACTATTACTTTGCGTGTAAGGAACGAAGAAGATATAAAGCAAGCATTACGTTACTCGATGCTTTTGGTTGGCTTACGAGGAAGCAATCTACCAACCGAAGAAGAAAAGTTTGTATTAACAAATTTCGTTAAGTCTAATTTTGGAAATAATACTTGCGAAGAAATAAAACTTGCTTTTGAAATGGCAGTCGCTGGCAAGTTAAATATTGATTCTAAATGCTATGAGAATTTCTCTTGTGAATATTTTGGTAGGATTATGAGTGCTTATCAAGAGTATGCAAGACAAGAGATTAAAAATTTACCTAAACCAATAGAGCCATTGAATGAAAAACCAAGTGACCAAGAATTAATGAAGCAAGCAATTGATACGGCTAATGAGTATGCGAATCAGATTAGATACTGCGAAAAGAACGACAAGAAATTTACGTTCATTGCTGGAGGCTTGTCAATCCTATTTGATTACCTGGAGCAATTTAAAATTCCGACAATATCCAAAGAAGAACGAATCGAACTTTGGAATAAATATGCTAGTATTCAGGATATTGAAGAAAGGAAAATGCATTGTAAAACTCAAGGTTATATTAAATTTATAAATTCTTTAGTTACATTTGATTGTCATATCGATAATGATGGAACTATTAAACCTAATAATTTATGAATGTATTAAGCCTATTTGATGGAATGTCATGCGGACAACAAGCTTTAGAACGAGCTGGGATTAAAGTAGATAAATACTTTGCCTCTGAAATTGATAAATATGCTATCCAGGTTACAATGGCAAACTACCCTAATACTAATCAGCTTGGAAGTGTTGTAAATGTAGATGGATATTCTTTACCTAAAATTGATATTCTTATTGGAGGTAGTCCTTGCCAATCATTTAGTTTTGCTGGTAAACGTAAAGGAATGAGTACAAAAGATGAGCAAGAGATTTTGACATTATACCATTATCTTGAATTAAAGGCTGAAGGATTTGAGTTTGAAGGTCAATCTTATTTATTTTGGGAATATATGAGATTGTTAAATGAAGTAAAACCAAAATATTTCTTGCTTGAAAATGTAATGATGGGAGAGAAATGGGAAAAAGTTTTAAGTAAGGCAATAGGGGTTAAACCAATAATGATTAATTCAGCTTTAGTATCTGCTCAAAATAGACAACGTTTGTACTGGACTAATATAGGTTTAGAACCACAAGGATTATTTGGAGATTTAGAATCTATAATTAAACAACCAAAGGATAAAGGTATATTATTAAAAGATGTTTTAGAATTAGATGTTGGTGATAAATATTTCATTAGTAATAAAATGATATCTACATTTGAAATACATAAAGAACGCCATTTGGAAAAGGGAAGTGGATTTGGATTTTCTCCAAAAAATGAAGATGATAAAGCAAATTGTTTAAGAACAAATCCAGCCGTATGTCCAACTGATAATATGATAAAAATTTATGGTGGAGATTTTAGATATGATGAAGGATTCAGATGGAGAGAAAATGGCAAGTCAGGTACTTTAGCAACTAAAGGAGGAGGAAGTAGTAGTGATATTAGTGGTTGTGCATTAGCAAAAATTGATAAATCAACTGTAAGAAGACTTACTCCAATTGAATGTGAAAGACTTCAAACAGTTAATGAAAATTATACAGCTCACGTTTCAGATTCACAACGATATAAAATGCTTGGGAATGGTTGGACGGTAGATGTAATTGTACATATTTTAAACTATATAAAATGAAAAGAAAACTAATTTACGGAACTGCACTGGTATTAATTTGCTATGCTTATTATTATGCGATTAAAAATAATCAGACAATACAAAAAAATAATGAGCCGAAGTGGGTATTCGGAATTTCCGAATCTGAGGATATCTACACTGATACAATAGATTTACGGTTATACACAAGTCACGGAAGATTAAAATATAACGTTAAAGATAATTGACAAAAAGCATATAAATTGTAAAATGAGAAACGAACACGAACATAAACTCCAGGTTGCAATTTGCAAGTGGTTAGAGTGGACACAAGACTTTTACTATTATGCGATACCCAATGGAGGCGCAAGGCATAGACTGGTTGCAATCAAATTAAAGATGGAAGGAGCAAAGGCTGGAGTGGCTGATATGTTTTGGATGGTTTCAAATAAGAAATGGAAAGGATTATTTGTTGAAGTTAAGATTGACAAGGGAACTCAGCAACCAAATCAAAAAGCATTTGAATCGATAGCCATTAATCACGGGTATTATTATGCGATTGTAAGGTCAATTGAGGATTGCGAAAGTTTAATTCGAAGATTTAGATTGGATGAAATTTGAAGGATAACCATCTTAGTGCAGTCAAATGGATTACAATGAGAATACAACGACCTACGATTCAAGTAGTTATCGACTGCGCAACCTATCAGGATTTAAATTATAGCCTTGAAATTAACATGAATAGAATCAAAATGGAAAGCGGTGCATCGTACCCAGCATATCGACAAACAAAAAAAATCAAGGATTATTTGGAATTGCACAATCTTTAATGTAAACTTTGCAAATGGAAAAGATTAATTATCAAGGAGTTATCAAAGAAGAGGTCAACCATCCTGAGCATTATCAGGGGAATGGAATTGAGGTCATTGATATAATTGATTCGTTTGACTTAAACTTTAATCTTGGGAACTCAATTAAGTACATACTGCGAGCTGACAAGAAAGGATTTAAAAAGAAAGATTTGGACAAAGCAGTTTGGTATTTGAATCGGGAACTTGAAAAGTGGAAAGGTTAATTTGGGAAGCCATTGCGGTAGGAATTATCGAGGTGGCTTTTATCGTTTATTTTATTTTTGAAATAATCAGAAAATCAAAGGAATGACCAGGTCGCAAATCATTGAGGAGTTATACAATTCAAAGGAGATTAAACAAGCCTTGATGAAAATGCAACCAGCAAATTTGCGAGAAGAATTAAAGCAAGAAATGTTTTTAAATCTTTGCTCGATTTCAGAAGACAAATTTTGGTCAATTTACAATAACAACGGAACGAGTGGATTGAAATATTGGTTGGTCAGATGTATGCTAAATATGATTTATAGTACTGGAATGAATCAACCATTCTTTAGACATTTCAGAGCCAAGTTTGAAAGTATTGATGAGATTCACGAATTAGTGCAGATTGAGGATGAATCAAAGGATTACAAAGAAAAGCTATTTAATCGAGTGGAGGTAGCACGAAAGTCTTTATCTTGGTATGAGGATATGCTACTCGATACTTATGTTGAATTAAATTTTAATCAAACAGAGATTTCGAGAAAGACTGGAATACCGTATATGTCGATTGTCAAAACGATTTCAAATATTAAAAAGAAGATAAGGGATGAAGCCTGATGAGAAAGCCAAAAGTTTGTTAATCAATGCCCTTTATTTTTGTGGCAATAAAGCATTTGCTTTTGAATTAGCTTTGTACTTTTGTTCATTAATTCTTGAGCAGAAACTAAAGGCAGATGACCGTGCTTACTGGAGTGTTGTTCAAGATGAAATTTACCAAACAAACAAATGATAACAATAATAGCAGCCGTTTCTTTTGCAGTCTTTTTTACGATGACAAATCTTTATCAGTCATTCGGGCTAAACTTTAAGCCGTTTAGTTGCACTCCTTGTCTAAGTACCTGGAGCGCCATCGTTTTGATTGTTATTCCTATGCAGTTTCAAGAATGGATTGCAATCGTATTTAGTTCGGGTATATTAGGAGCAGTCATTTTTAGATTAATAAACAAACTATGACCGAACAAGAGATAGCATTTATAGAAGCCAATATTATAAACTTTGAAGCAGTTGCTTTAGGGTTTACCAAAAACATTGACCGAGAAATACTTGAGGAGTATGCGAATTTATATCGTAAATATGTCAACAAGGATTTTAACTTCAATTCGTGGTGTGGCTCTTGCGTATTTGATATGCTAAAAAGATTATCAGCACATTACGAAGGAATTAAGTACATTGCCAAACTCAACCAACCAAAACCAAACGATGTCAAAACTAAGAATCTGCGCCGTCGGAACTAGGCATTCAGGAGTTACTTACCATCGCCTTGCGTTACCATTATCGGTAATGAAAAAGGAATACTGCATTATTACGGATACGATGACCGAAGAGATGCTTATTGAGAAGTCAATAAACGTTGTCGTAGTCAATCGTTTTTGTGAATTGATACCATTGCCCGATTTATTAAAATGGAAGGCTAAGATTGGCTTTAAATTGGTTGTTGATATCGATGATTACTGGGAGTTATTTAGTCAGCATTTATCAGCAAAGACTTACCGAGATTTAAATATCCCAAATATCATTAAGCATTATATCAAAGTGGCTGATGTTGTAACGACAACTCATAACCGATTAAGAATAGAAATAGTAAAGATAAATCCTAATTGCTATGTTTTGCCGAATGCTTTACCATTTGACCGTGACCAATTTACTGCGACAAGAAATGTAAACGAATTTGTTAACATTGCGCACACGGGAAGCATCACTCATTTTCCTGATATGCGACAATTGAAGAATCCAATATTTGAATTATCTAAGTCTAAATCATTTAGAGAATCAACACGAATGCTTCTTTGTGGTTGGAATAAAGCAAACGAATTTCATTGGAAGCAGATGGGCGATTGGTTTACTGCTGGCGAGAAACTCAACTATAAGATTCTTGAATCGATGCCCGTAGATTTGTACATGAATTTTTATCAAGAGGCTGATATATTACTTGCGCCTTTACTTGATAATAAATTTAATCGTATGAAGTCAAACTTAAAGGCATTAGAAGCTGGAGCAAAACGGATTCCATTGATGGCAATTAAAAGAGCGCCATACGATGACATACCAACGGTGTGTTGGGTTGATAATTGGGAACGTGATATTAAACGAATGGCATTTAGTTCACAAATGAGAACGGATTTTGGCGAGTCAAACGCTGAATATGTTCGTGAGCATTATGACATATTTAAAATTAATGAGGATAGATTTGCTATTTATTCTAAACTCATAGAATAATGCCAGTAATAAAATGTTCAAACGGAAAATGGCGCATAGGAGAAAGCGCTTGTATTTATGAAACGGAAGAAAAAGCAAATGAAGTATGGAAGGCTATATTGGCAAGCGGAGAATACCGTGCAGATATTAACAAGGTTTCTTTTGATTTCGATGACACATTGTCTACGGCAAGAGGTCAAGAGATTGCGAAAAGGAATATCTTGCAAGGGAAACAAGTTTATATTATAACTCGAAGAAACGAATACAATTCTTCTGAGGTTTATCGTATGGCTGAGAAGTTAGGAATATTACGTTCAAAAGTATTTTTTACCAATGGTCAATATAAATGGATGACAATTAAACGATTAGAAATTGGAACTCATTACGATAATAATGATTTAGAATTAAAGTTGATTAAAATTAATACCGATACCAAAGCAATTAAATTTTAATGGTAACAGATAAGGAGTTTTTTGATATTGAAGTACAAGCTGGAATAACTCCTGAGAATCCTGATTATTATAATTTGATGGATGCAACGGCAAACATAATAATTGAATATGCTAAAGATGTAATTGAGATAGGTGCTGGCATGGGAACGCTTGGAGAATGCTTGCAAAAGAAAGGTATTAATTACTATGGCATTGAGCCAAATAAATATCATCAAAGATTTGCCTATCAAAGAGGAGTTAAATTAAACGATATTACTGACTATCCCGACAATTGTCAAATGGTTGTAAGCATTGAAGTAATGGAGCATTTAACCGATGAGCAAATCAAGGATTATATGCATAATATTAATTGTGAATATTTCCTATTTTCTTCAACTCCATATTTTACAACTCCTGAGCAAGATGAGGCTTGGGGTCATATCAATATTAAATCCGAAGAAAAATGGATTGAGTTCTTTGCTCAATTCGGATTTAATTTAGAAAAGAAATTAACTTTACCGACCGAGTGGTCCTTATTATTTAAAAAATGAATATCACAACAACCAAACTGACCGACATAAAGTCGAATCCAAACAATCCAAGAATTATCAAGGATGACAAATTTAAAAAATTAGTTGCATCGATTAAGGAATTTCCTCAGATGCTATCTTTAAGACCTATTGTCGTTAACGATGATATGATAGTACTTGGGGGAAATATGAGGCTAAAGGCTTGCAAGGAAGCTGGACTAAAAGAAGTGCCAATAATAAAGGCAAGTGATTTAAATGAAGAACAACAAAAGGCATTTATAATTAAAGACAATGTTGGATATGGAGAATGGGATTGGGATATGCTTGCTAACGAATGGGATGCTGAGGACTTGGTTGAGTGGGGTTTAGATATTCCAAGCTATGATATTAATGCATCAGAATTAGGAACTAATTTTGATTTGCCAAATGGAGATAAATCACCTTTTCAACAAATGACATTTACTTTGGCAAATGAGCAAGCAATTCAAATTCAAAATGCAATTCAGGATATTAAAATGACAGATGAATATAAATATGCTGAAACAATGGGCAATGAAAATTCAAATGGAAATGCTTTATATTTAATAATAATGCAATGGGCAGAGCAAAAGAAATAATTGTTAAAGTAATTCCAAGCAAAATCGCAAATGAATTTATAAAAAAAAATCATTATAGCGGTAAGGTTGTGCCAAATTCAATTCTACATTTTGGAGCATTTCTTGATGATAAGTTGCATGGTGTTTTAAGTTATGGAAGTCCAATGGTTAAAAAATCTGTAATAGGATTAGTTACAGAAACAGGTTGGAATCAAATGTTAGAACTAAATAGAATGGCTTTTGATGAATATTTGCCAAAGTATAGCGAAAGTCGATGCATAGCAATTACTATTAAATTAATAAAAAAAAATGCACCACAAATAAAATGGATTTTAAGTTTTAGCGATGGAACTCAATGTGGAGATGGTACAATTTACAGGGCATCTGGTTTTGTTTTAACAAAAATAAATTCTACCTCGCCAACAAGAATTATGCCTGATGGTACAATTTTAAGTAGAATGACAGTAACAAAAGGTAAACATATTTTAAAAACAGGTGGTAAAGCTAATTGGCCAAAAGAAGCTGTTCCTTTAATTGGCTTTCAATTTCGTTATATTTACTTAATAGACAAAAATTGCAAAATAAATGTTCCAATATTACCATTTAGTAAAATTGATGAAATGGGTGCAGGAATGTACAAAGGGCAAAAAATAAGCCTATCGGAAAGACAGGCTTTGAGCGATAAGGTAGAATCGAACTCCCCTTCTTGACTGGTTGCCAAGTGTGCTACCACTACACTATTATCGCATTGATTAACAAATATATAAAAATTATGTAAAACAATATGGCAAACGAACAAAATTTAGTAAGTTTTAAGAAAGGTCAATCAGGCAATCCAAATGGTCGACCAAAGAAATACGTTACGTTGTTAAAGGAATCAGGTTATAATATGACCGAGATTGGAATAACGATTCGTAAAATGCTTGCTATGAATATTGACCAACTTAAAGAGATATTTGATAATCCTGAAAGTTCGATATTAGAAAAGACAATTGCTGGAGCAATGAATAAGTCTTTAAAGAACGGCTCTTTATATTCGATTGAAACTTTATTAAGTAGGGTATTTGGAAAGCCAAAAGAATCGGCTGATATAAAACAAGATACTGAAATAACTATAAAATTTGCCAATGGAGATTATCCTACCGACTCCACACGAGGCGCAGAAAAAAGTATTACAGAGCAAGGCGAGGTTTAGAGTGCTTATGTGCGGGCGAAGATTTGGCAAGTCCTTGATTAGCCAGGTCATAACTTGCGTGGAAGCATTACAAGGAAAGTCAGTTGCTTACATAACTCCGACTTATAAATTAGCCAAAGTCTTTTTTGATGATATTGCTTTAATTCTTCCTCCCGAAGTAGCAACTTCTAACATATCAGATTTGACTTTTAAATTGGCTACGGGTGGAGTCATTCGATTTTATACGGGCGAAAGATTAGACAATCTTCGAGGTATGCGATTTCACTATGTGATTATCGATGAGGCTTCATATATTCCCGATTTAGAGAACGGTTGGAATAATGCTATAAGACCTACCTTAACCGATTACAAAGGCAAGGCGCTATTCCTATCAACTCCGAGAGGCAAGAATTATTTCTATTCTTTATATTTAAAAGGATTAGAAGCAAACGGAGAATGGGAATCCTTTAAGTATTCGACTTACGACAATCCTTATATTGCAAATTCTGAGGTCGATTCAATTAAAGAATCAGCAATTCCCGTAGTATTCGAGCAAGAGTATATGGCTAACCCAGCCGAGAATGCTGCGAATCCATTCGGAAGTGAGGCAATTCGTAAGTGTACATCGGATATTTCTACCAACATTGTTAAATGTTACGGAGTCGATTTGGCAAAGTACTCAGATTGGACGGTAATTATCGGTTTAGATAATAGTGGCAATGTGGCTTACTATGACCGATTTCAGAAAGATTGGGCATCGACTCAGAACATTTTACGCAATTGTCAAAAAGCACCGATGTTAATTGATAGTACTGGAGTAGGCGATCCGATAGTCGAGCAATTACAAAGGGAAGGCATGGACATAGAAGGCTTTAAGTTTACATCACAAAGCAAGCAAGAATTAATGTTAGGTCTTCAAGTGGCAATCCACCAAGAGCGAGTACACTATCCCGAAGGAATGATTAAAAATTTACGGATGACTGCGTTTGTGCTTTAGCATTAGCATGGCGCAAGTTTGATTTTAAGTCAGGAACGGGCAGATACAACTTTGTTTAATTAGCTATTTATAAATATGAACTGGAAAGATGTCACGGTATGGCAATGGCAACAAATTCAAAACTTGCTTGTAAAAAGGGAAGGTTTAACCGAGTTGGATATTGCAGTAAAGTCATTAGAGATTTTGACTTACCAAACGGAAGCACAAATTGATTCTTTAAGTATTAAGGAATTAAATGAGCAGTTAAAGAAGATTACATTTATTACTGAGTCAGCACCCATACCAAAGCCAAACGATATTATTAAGATTGGTAAAAAAAGATATAGGTGCGTTTATGATATTCGAAATATCCCTTATTCAAGGTATTTAGAAACTAAATTCTTTGGGGATGATATTATAAACAATTTGCATAAGATAGCAGCTTCGATGGTTATGCCTATGAAGTTGACCTGGCGAGGTTGGAAAGTGAAAGAGGAGTTGACGAAGAACGGGATGGACAAATTGGAAGCAGAGGTAACGATAATGGCTTTATGCAACGTTATGGATGGATTTACCAGGCTACCATCATTGCCGAACACGAGAGAATAAATTTAGCAGATGCGTTTGAATTGCCAACGATTCAAGCATTAAATGATTTAAGTTATATCAAGGCGAAAAATAGTTTTGATAGGGAGCTAATGAAAAAGATTTATGGCAAGCATTGAGCAAGCACAAAAAGCATTAGGAGAAAGTTTTGATTTTGGAGGCGATACTAAGCAAGGCGCACTAAAATTAAATGCGGTTGAAAAGGTGATGTACGATGCTGCGACTAAATTCATAGGCTTGGCTCAACAAAGAATCAATGCAAAGAAAAAAGTTGATAGAGGTAATTTAAGTGATATATCAGTTTCCACCATTCAAAAAACGGGAAATAAATATTCTTTGACAATTGGATATGATAAGACAAATCCAGCATCTGAGTATTACGATTTCCAAAATAAAGGAGTAAAAGGAATAAAAAGCGGTCAACCAAATTCGCCTTATAAATTTAGAACGTTAAGCGTTTCTAAAAATATGGTGGAGGCAATTCTTCAATGGTATTTAAGGCATAAGAATTATATTAGAAATGAAGACCAACGCAAAGGATTAAGTCCTTTACAAATAAAAAGAAAAACGATTGCTAATGTTGCTGACCCTAAAATAAAATTAAGACAATTAGCAATTAACACGGCTAAGAATATTAAGAAAAAAGGAATAGGTCGAGTAGGTTTTTTTGATGACAATTTGGATAAAGCATTTGGACAAGAATTTCAAACAAAATTAGCGCAAGCATTAGGACAAGATATAGCATTAACGATTACACAAACATTTAAGAAATAATGGCAGTTACAAGCATTACCGCTCCAGCTTCATATACTTCGGCTCACGATAGCTTATGGCATATAGCAAGTTCAACCAACGTAGCAGAATCCTCTTTTAAATATGTATTTGATTTACAAATTGGTGGCACAACCGTTGCCACTCTTAAGAACTATCCCGACTCAGGAGGATATGGTGTACTTGATGTCGCTCCCATTGTCAGAAACTATCTTGGAAGCGGTTTTAACCCATCAGGAAGTACACTCTTACAGTTCGCTGGCTCATTCTTATTCGTCGACTATACCGTTTTATTCGGAGAAGAATTTGGAGGTAACCCCCCAAGTTTAAATGAGGATTCCGTAAATGCTAAAGGATGGAACTATTCATTAAATCCTTTTAGGGTTTCAATTTCTACTTATGCAAATAAGTTTTTAACGACACGAGATAGAAGCGCTGGCGAGGTTATAAATGGTGAAAAGTTTTATATTACTTATTTCAATGCCAACTTATCAGCAGTAACGGCAACGATTCAAAAGATAAATGAAGATGGAAGTAATAGCGGAAGTGCTTCAACTGGAGGCACAATATCAAGTCTTTCATCTTTGCTTTTGGATTTAAGTCCAAGTGCAATAAATGCTTATTTAGGTAGTTCATTTATTACCGATGCAACGTATGGTTATAAGGTAACGATTGGCTCGGATACGATGACAATGAAGCAAGTTTGTGCGCCAAGATTTACACCAATTAATTTAGTATTCCAAAATCAATTCGGAGGATATGACACTTTTGGTTTTAGGTTACTTAATCGCCAACAAAAGAATTTTAAAAGAACGACTTATCAAACTGCTGATTATCAAAGGAGCGGAACTTCGATGGCTTTTAAAAATAGTTCGGGAGTTCATTACGGAGGTGTGCAAGCATTAGCCACTCAAATCGATTGGAGTTACCTTGTAACAAGTGATTATATATCGGCAGTAGATTATGCTTTAGGCGCTGAATTACTTGCTTCTAACGAGGTTTATTTACATTTAATCAACGGAGGGACAAGCGACTACTACCCTATCGTTATGAAAGACACAAATTGGCAAGAGAAGGTAAGCACTTCGGACAAAATATTTAATTACCAATTACAATTTGATTTAGGGCAAAAACAATATAGCCAATTTAGATAATGATAACCGAAATAATAATTGAACAACAAAGGCTCGATTTATTTGAAGATATAGGAGCTGAACTAAACTACGCAATAGATGACATTAAAGACTTTTCAGCGAGGAACTCGAACTATTCTAAAACGATTAACATACCTGGCAACGCAAATAATAATAAAGTGTTTGGTCATATCTATAATTTTACCAGCGGTAATAATTACGGTGTTAGTGACCCTTCTGCGACAAATGTTGGCTATAATTTTGACCCGACCAAGCAAGCAAATTGTCAGATATTTGTCAATAAGATTCAAGTTTTTAAGGGAGTTCTTCGCCTTTTGGAGATAACCATTCAGAACGGAGTGATTGAATATCAGTGCGCCGTATTTGGTGAGTTAGGTGGTTTTGCCTCCGCAATTGGGAATAAGGTTTTAGATGACCCTGATATGCTAGGTCATTTTAATGATACCTACGAAGAATATTGGACTGCTGATAATGTAGTTGATTCTTGGACTGCTTCGGGTGTTGCAAGTGGATTGGGTATTGTTTATCCTTTAATCGATTACGGCTTATGTAAGCACCCCGATACTGGTGGAGGTAAAGATTGGCATTTAAATGCTTTTAGACCAGCATTTTTCGTACATGAATTAATAAGTAAAATAATTGATTTTTCGGGATATACATATACTTCTGCATTTTTTGATACACCATATTTTAGAAGTTTAATTATTCCGAATAACAAGGCAAACCTTGAGCAATTGACAAGTAAGTTATTACTTGTTGAATCTACAATTTGTGTTGAAAGTGGTAGTGATGTCGGAATGACCGATTACATTACATTTAATTTAAATCAAAACCTAGTTTTATTTAGCACGGCAGACTATAAAACATATACGTTTAATAATGCAGCGGAAACGTTAGGTAAAATTAAACTTTATGGATGGCTTACGCTTTCAAGTCCAGGCTATTTTACAATCAATGTAAAAAAATCGGGGGATACAATTTTAACTGAAACATTTACTCAAGGGGTTGCAAATCAAAACATTCCTATCGATTGGGTTATTGATGTATCCTTAGCCGATACGGACACGATTGCAATACAAGCTATATTTTATACGGGAGTAGAGTATTCAACGCTATGTCCAATTGATTTAAAATTAGAGTTTGAGTCAGACTTTGCTCAAGTAGGATTAGCAACGGAAGGAGACCAAATCAATATCGGTAATTGTTTGCCGAAAGGGATACAACAAAAAGATTTCTTTGCTTCAATTTGTCGTATGTTTAATTTATACGTTTATGAAGACCCACAAAAAACAACACATTTGCTGATTGAGCCATACATAGAATTTTATCGCAAAGGCGCTGGATTCTTAAAGATAAACGATGTTGGCGAGTTACTATTGCACGGTGAAGCTGGAGATGCTACTGGATTACTTTTATTATCTGACCCCATAGCCGACTCAATTGATTGGTCGAATAAGGTTGACTATTCAAAAGAGATTTCGATTAAACCAATGTCGGAATTAAATGCGAGGTATTACGACTTTGTGTACACTCAAGACGATGACTATTACAACGAGTCTTATAATAAAAAATACAACGAGTCGTATGGGGATAGGAAAGAAGATACTGGATTCCAATTTGCTGAAGATAGGTCTGAGGTAAAAATTATATTTAGTCCAAGTGTATTGACCAAAAGTACTGACGATATAAAGTTAAGAGCCAACTTATTTAAAGTTAGTAACGAAACTGAGGAGCGTAAGGATAACAATGTAAGAATAATGTTTTTCAAAAATATTGAATTGCCTTATCCAAGCACTAATAAATATAAAATCAAAGATTACTATAATGGAACGGGAACTGCTCCAGGTGGTAACTTAAAAAATGATGTCGAATCTTATGGTTATGCTGGTCATTTAGATGACCCTATACTTCCGACTTCTGATTTAAATTATGGCGCACCTAAAGAAGTTTATTTTAAGTTAGATAATCCTTATCCATCGGCTAATTTATTTAATGCTTGGTGGGATGAATATTTGGCTGAAATAATAAACAAAGATAGTAAGCTATTAAGTTGCTATTTATATTTGACCGTTCAGGATATTCATTCGCTTGACTTTGCTCAACTTATTTATATTGATGGCGCATTATGGAGGTTAAACAAAGTAGTTGATTTTAACCCAAGCATTCCCCAAACAACCAAATGCGAATTGCTTAGAGTTATAGAATTATTTTATCCAAGTTAAGAAATGGCTGAAAATGCAAAAGTAGGTATTGATTTAGTTGCTGACACACGAAGTTTAAGGTCACAATTAAGAGAATCGGTACAAGAATTAGCAAGGTTACAAAATACTGCTGGCGCAAGTGCTAAAGAAATAGCAAACGCAGCCAAGAGGGCAGCCGAATTAAAAGACCGAATTGGTGATGCCAAAGCGACCATTGATGCATTTAATCCCGATGCTAAATTTAAAGCATTTGGACAATCTATTCAAGGAGTTGCTGGCGCATTTGCTGGAGCGCAAGGTGCATTAGCCTTATTCGGAGTTGAATCTGAGAACGTTCAAAAGCAACTACTTAAGGTACAAGGTGCATTAGCATTTTCTGAAGGCTTAAATACTATCTTAGGCTCAATAGATGGGTTTAAAAACTTAGCATTAGTAATTAAAACTCAGGTTTTACAAGCATTTACTACTTTAAGAGGGGCAATTATTGCTTCGGGAATTGGTGCATTAGCCATTGGATTAGGTTTATTGATTGCAAACTTTGATAAAGTAAGGGAAGCAATATTAAAATTAGTGCCAGGTTTAGGAGTTATAGCTAATACAATTGGGGATATAGTTACAAAAGTAACTGATTTTGTAGGCATTACTTCGGAAGTTGATAGAGGATTAGAGTTATATGCTAAAAATTCAAAGAATAGAAAGGAGCAATATGAAAGAGAATTAAAAGTTCTTGAATCACAAGGAGCATCC